GCTTTTTCAACATAGCCACCGACCATTTGTTCGATGATTTGTAAATTGGTATTGGTAGTTGATCCCCATGTTCCGGCATTTTCGCCGGTTGTCATTAATTCAGTACCTAATCCTGTATATGTTGATGCCATTAAGCGCTCCCTACAAAAATTTCTACATCACACGCTGCAGTATCTGCATCTACGGTAATGTCTACTAAATCTGAAAGACCTGAAGCTAAAGCCGATCCCGATGCTTTCATCGTATCGACCACGCCACCGCTATTATCACCAGGATAAATAAACGAGTGACCCGCATCAACTTTCATTCTATATTCTGTGTTGTCTTCGTCTCTAAAAGTTAACATAATATGATTTGAGTCGTCTAAATTTGTAATTCTAATGTATCGTACATCGCCGTCATCAAACATTCCTGCAACATAACCCACCTTGTTAGCGGTTACACCCACGTTACTAAGCGCTGATAAAAACCCTATTAATCCACATTCTGTGGTTGAAGCTGTTACGACTCTTTTTACAACTTCATTGACACTGGAAATTTCTAATGATCTTTCCGATCCATAGTCTATATTGTTGAGTGTGATTTCTTCTATTACTTTACAAGTTAGTGTTGCCATATTTTATCCTTACGGTGTCTGAACCGGAACGGGTATACGAGGTTCTCCATCCGTATAATCGTCTCGTCTTCTTCGACCTAATTGTTCTGCACCAAACTTTTGAATTTCTGTTTGATACTTTTTTTCATATAATTGTAACATATCTTGAGGACCTTTTAAATACCCATATGCTTCTACCAGACAAGCATATAAAAGTCCATTTCCAAAATTTATACTAAGATAGGTTGTCGTATTCGCTGAACTTAGTCCCTCAGGTTTTGCTGAATAATGAATTTTGTATGTATAAGCTGAATCAGGTGTCGGTACGACGGTAATTTTTCCTGAAGTCGTTGCTCCTTTTCCTGTCGCTCCGCCCGACATTGCATAGTATTTTGGTGTGCCGGTCGTTGTTTCAGCTGCATCGTATTCTCTTAAATAGCTAATATCTTTCTTAATCAACCAGCTATTAGTACCTGTTGCTGCTGACGTTGATGTATAAACTTGAACACCCCTAACATATAAAGTCCCTGCCGGAGTATAAACATTGTCTGTTGAAGCTGTTAAATTACCAATCATTTCTTTTCGATTGGCATCTATAGGAATATCCCTAAAAATTTGAGTTTCAGCATTATCAATAAATTGATCTGTGATCGTACTTGATAGGACAGAAGTTCCTACTTCAGTATAGTTCTGAATGGCTGTGGTTAATGTTGAATAAGTAAATCCGTGACTCATATTATGCTGTCAATGTTGCCGGGCCTGCCGAACAATTGTTGCCTCCTCCTGATATTCCTCCAGCTGTAGCAGTATTTGTATCTACAGTAAAGTGATAGTAGTCATTCGTGTTTGTAATGTCGCCGCTTGAATCTCGTGTCCCAACGGTAATCGAGTAGCCAGCAGCTTTTGCAATATTAGAACCACTGATACCGTCAAAATCAACAGGGTCCTGATAAGCGCTTGCATCAGAACTGGTCCAAATAGGACCTCTAAATCTAACCGTATCATCAGTAGATCTTCCATGGCTTTTTTCATAAACATTTATAATACCTGATCCTGCTGCAATTGTTTCAAAAGAATTCGGTTCTAACGGTGTTGCAACTGTATTTTCAGTTCTTGCTGGTCTTGCATGTCTTAAACCGTGTCCTTCAGCACCATGTGATAGTGGTCCTAACTGAGGATGTTTAGCTTCATATTCAGATTGATGAACGAGCATACCATTCCATTCTTGAATCATTTCACTATATGGAAATTCCATACCAGATCGGTCTGAGATTGCTTTAGCGTATTTTCCTTTTGCAAATGCCATAATTATCCACTCGGGTAATAAGACTCCGGAGTTATATAAGTGCTTGTAGAAGATCCATCTTCTGCCAAAGCTCTTTTTAATTCATCTTCGTATAATAATTTTAATTCTTGTACTCTTTGAGGTGCGTATTTTTGTGCTAAATAAAAAGATAATCCAGAACACATAGACGGCACAAAACGATAAGGTGTATCGGTTGCATCGGTATAAGTTGCATCCGCATCTTGAATTCTTTTTACAAAATAGATGTGAACTTCTTTAGATGCATTTGTTGAATCTGGTGTTGGATAAACAGTGACTGTTGTTTTATCAACAAGTCTTTGAACAAAATATCTCGAAGGAGTTCCTTTAGATAATTTATTAGTGAGTCCGGAATAAGTTGATCGATCGGTTTTTGTTAAAGAAGAGTCAGCTTCAGAAGTTGATCCTCTATCCGATCTTAACGTTGCTTCAAGAACATCCGCCACTCCATAAGTAGACGTTCCGCTTGTTCCACCTGCAGTGGTTGCAGACGTTCCGTCTCCCGTTGCTCTATAAAGAATATATTCAGCTTGACCTTCGACTAAATCAATATTGGTATCGCCTACTTCCCAGTAGTGCAAACCTCTATTACCCCATTCTTGAAAAAGAATGTTTAAAGATCTTCTTGCTGTTTTTAACTGATATCCTGAAACAGACTGTAAGCCAATTCGCTCGTAAGCTTCTTCAATGATCTCGTCTACAGCAAATGTCTTGTCAAAAGTGACTGTTCCAGAAGTAGTATTAGCCATTCGCTACCCCCTAACTATAAACTTTAATCCACTCGCAATGTACACTGGCTGTGTCTCCAGAAGTAACTGCGGGAAGCGTTAATTTAACATCTCCCGTCACTCCAGAAGCTTCAGTATTTTTTACTCCACCGATAGAACTAAAGTCTAAAGACCCTTGTCCCTCTAATGTTAAAAATGCAACATCACTAGTGGCATCCCAGTATAGTCTTACAGCATCTACTTTTGCTGTTACTGAAACATTATACCAAATTTTATTCAATCGAACTCTAGAACACGCAGTACCTGTATTACCTCGTGATTTATTAAGACCAGAAACATCAACAATCGTTCTTGTTTCTCCTGTACTGTCCGAAATATTCGTATAAGTCGTTATTAGTTTTTTGTCGCCATCAAATTGTGTGACAGCTGAAACTGCATCCGCCATATTTTTTTCTCCTCCTTTTCAAGGGTGGGGTCATTACACCCCACTCCCGAGTTTGTTTATTTATTATTCGTAAACGTTTCTGCTACAAGCAACATAATGAACGTTGACTGCTTCCGCTGCACCGTCTCCTGCTTCAATTCCAACATAAGGAATTAAATCAATGTCGTCTGTTAAAGCTGCTGTTTTAGTAACTGCTTTACCTGGTTGTACCGCTGTTACCGCTGTACCGCCTGTGCTGCCCGCTGTAGTTGTTACATTGTATTGAATACCATTTACAAAAATTGTCGCTTTTCTGTCTGAATCAACTTCAATTTTAAAGTGATATGGTGTGTTTATCGCAACAGTAATTGGTAATACACTAATATAATCAGTGCCAGCAATACTGTGAACAAAATGCCATTTAGCAAAAGTCGTAAAGGCTTCACTGTTTGTAGCATCTGTTTGATATTTAAAGAACATTTGGTTAGCGTCCGTAGCAACTAATTGATCATTAGTTAACTTTAGACCAGCCCAAACTTTTTGATTATCAAGTGCAGGTATCTGTAGTGATGTTTCAAAATGTACTGAGTTTTCTGTTCCCCATAAAGTTCCTGCCCATGCTGTCGCCGCAGTGTCTAAATGTGGTGTTAGAATTGCTTGGTCTTCATCAGCTGTTGCTGTTGTTGCTAAAACTCCAGCGCCAGTTGTCGCAAATGTACATAGAGCAGTAGTCATGTTAGTTCCTAATGCTTCCCAGTTTCTATTTAAAGCTCTTTGAACTTCAACTGTAGATACTTGGTCAATATCTGCATTTAGACCAGGTCTTTGTAAGAAGTTTTCTTCTAAATAGTATCTTCGTGCATCCTTCGCAGGCGTGCCATAGGTTCTATCGTGTACTACACCTGTTGATGCAGTTTTACTTATAGTTTTAAATCCGTTCTCCGATCTTACGGGTCCCGAAAAAGTTGTGTTTGCCATAATATTCCTCCTAGAATATTTTAAATGTAGTCCCTAGGGGCATGTCGACTATACGCGTCTACATTTAAGTTTGTTTAAAATTGTATAGTGATTAATCTATAGCTCTTTTTTGCAAAGAGTGCAAGGTATACTGTAGTGAAAAGTTGATTTTTATAAAATAGCCTTAACCGGCTATTGATGCCTCAGGAGCAGCGTCTTTGATCTTGAGTAAACGAGTATCTTCTTCAAACT